TTACTGTTAAAGATAATATTCCAGATTATAAAACTAATATGGATTATCCAAGCGTAGAGACTGACAGCTGGAGAACAGAAAATGATGATAGTCAATTTTATAATACAAAGGAGTAACTATGCCACTAAGTAAAAAAGGAAAAAAAATTATGAAGGCAATGCAAAAAGAGTACGGATCTAAGAGAGGTAAGTCTGTATTCTATGCGTCTTTCAATAAAGGAATAATTAAAGGCGTTAAAAAATAATTTAATATAGGGAGTCTCAACGAAAAACTCCCTATACTTCTACGCTAGATAAAAACAAATATAGACACTTTCATAATTGACATAGTCAATATTCAATTGGCAGTCTATTTCTCCAAAGGAATTCATAAATTAATTAATTTTTCTATATAAAACTTTTAGCACTCTTCTTTTCTTTTTGCTATCATAATATCCATGATAACCTATTATCTCTTTCTTTTTAGTCATGTCTCTCTCCTTAGTTGTTTTACAACCTACAGTACGCATTTCAATTTACCAGGTTTAACTGGCTATATCTTCAAACTCTAAATCCTTCATACCAAGTTCAAAAGCTGCTTTCCTTTTTTTCTCTGCAACCTTTAACGCTTCCTCTTCTAACTTCTTTTCTTTTTCAAGAAGAGTATAGTAGCGCTTCTCTATCTTAACTTGTTTCTTAGGATCGTTTTCTTTATCCATTCTTTTCTTTTTTATTTACCGGTTTAATACTAGATTTTAAAAAGCGAACATTAGTTACTTCCATGCTTTTTAAATCTCTAGGTTTTTCTGACTTTGCGGCAACTTCCACATCATCAAAAATCTCTTTAAACTTTGCATTGAATTCGTAAAAATATGTTTTTTCAAATTTCATTTACCGGATATATTTCATTTACTTTCAAAGTATTTATCTTTGATAGTTGTTGATGATTTAATTTAATCTTTCTCTGAGGGTATCTTGCATCCTTAGATATTAGATTAGCTTTAGTTAAATCATTTACGATTGCATTTGATCTACTTCTAGTAAAGCCAAAGCGGTTACCAATTTCTATTAAAGTAGGGGAATATTTTTTTTCTCTAACAAAATCAGCTATGTAATTTAATACATCTGCCTTGACTTTACTTAAGAAGATATAGTCTTTACCATTCTTTCTATTCATTTTTTATCCTTTGGAAATAAACTATGAACGTTAGAATGTTTATAAGAGTCATTACCTGAACTCTTAATAGTATCTAGTTCTAATAATAATTGATCCAAAAACCATTTGCATTTTCTTGTATCTTCAATAGCTTTCTCTAAAGTAAAACCATTCTTACTACCAAAACGCATAATGTATTTCATTATAGAAGCTCTTAGATAACCAACCATTTCTGGTTCAGATAACTGAGAACAGATAGCATGGATAGTCTCTATAGATTTATTCTTATAATGACTTGGATTAATATTATCGCTCATAGATTAAAACGGCATTTTGTCTTTTGTTGATTCTTTAAACGGATTTACTTTAATAGAAATATCCGGTGCTTTCTCATTCTTCTTAGCTGTATTAATCCAACCAGAGATAGACCATTTCTTTCCATCAATCATTCCGCTGCCTGTGTATTGTGGGTCTTGTTTCCCTTCTCTACGTTTTGCATTTTTCCATAGTGAAAGTGTATTGTCATATTTATCTGCCATTGTTACTCCTTGTTCTTACTGTTTGCTCTGCTTTTTTTCTAGCTTGTAGTATCTTACTGTAGAAGTCTTGATCTTCAACTTGCATAAACTCTAGCTTATCAGAATACTGAACCCAAATTTGTTGTAGGTTCTTTTCTAATACACCTGGAGTTGTTGAAAACTTTTCGGCTTCTTGTATCTTAGTAATGATTTCGTCTCTTGCTCCATCTGATTGTTGAGACTTTGCATTAACATAACCATTATTAAAATTCTGTGGTGTTGATTTAATAAAATCATTCATTTCTTCAAAGGTTGCAAGTTCTGATCCTGCAAATCCTGCAATACCTAAAGCTCTTCCAATAGATACAGATTCTATCTTCTCAAACTCTTTATCTTTCTTAACTGTTTGTTTAGAGTGTCCAGTTCCAATTAACTTTCCATCTAAAAAGATTTCTGTTTGAAACATTGCCATACCATCTGGGTATGTTGTTGTTGTTTTAACACATAGTCTTTCACCAAACTTCTGTCTTACAAAGTTTAGTCTATCAACTACTTTAAGATATTTTCTACCTTGAATATTAATGAAATTATCTTTTGTATTTTCACTAAATTCTTTGATAGCGTCTATCAGGTTTATGCTCTCCATGTTTTCTCCTTTGTTATTGTTAATCGTTTTCATATCCCAAATAAATGTCTGATAGTTTCAATAGCAACCAATGTAAGTATAGCTATAATAAACATTTCAAATCTATTTGTTGTCATTGCTATAATAATTTAAAAATCTATTAATATATTCATCTGGAATATCATTCCAAAAGAAGTCTTGTTTTTTTCTTATGTCTGAAAAATCTGGTTTAATTAATCTAGCTAGAACATAAGGATTACCATTAGCTAACTTTAATTTCTGTTCCCATATTTGTTGGTACATAACTAATTCGTTTAAATAATGTTTTAAGTTTTCAGGTTTTAAATCATCACAATTGTTTTCGCTAAATACTTTATACTCAAAATGATTAGCATAAATAAGAACAGGTTTTTTACCACCAGTTGCATAGTTATAGGCTGCCATTTGCATACAATCACTATGGAATGGTTGCTGAGGTACTGCTCTCTTAGTATATGAATAACCTTTTTTAGTTTTAATAACTGAACCAAATATATTTTTTAAATCTACAATATAATCTTCCCCTTCTAAATCTATAAACATTTTAAAGTAAGTTCCTATTCCATCTATCCAGGTTGCATACTCAGTTTCAAAATTCCAATTTTGTTTTGGCAAACTTTCTATTGCTGTTTGAAATTGTTTTAATGTTAATTTAAAATTTTTAGCCATGTAATATCTTTTGGCTTTATCTTTTTCGTCTATTGGTTTTTCTGCTTTTAATGATTTGAATAATGATTTGTCTTTATTAAAGATAACATCTTTTAATGTTTCTTTTTTGCAAAGAATTTTTTGAACTGCATTATGAACAATGTTTCCCATAGTAAAGTGAGAACGCTTAGGAAGTTTCATTCTTTCTTCTGCTGTAAGAACTATGTAGTTAAAGAATCTTTTATCTTCTGATAATTTGTTTTGAGACACAGAAGCATACTCTAAACCAAATGCTTTGTAAGCTGGATCAGTAATTCTTAAGTTGTTCATGTTCCGAATCAATATAACTATTTACACTTTATTGCAATACTATAATCAATTAATTTATTCATAAAAAATAATACATATAATTCAATGGGATATAATTATTTATATAACCTACGGTTGTTTCTGTTGATAATTTATTGACAGTTAAAACAAATCAAATTATTAAAACGAATCATAATGATTCAAATTAAATTAGACGAATACGAAATTTATACATCAGGTTGCACAGCATTGATGCGCATTACTGAAAGCATGAGACAGAATATTAATTGGGGTCATGGTTATTTTGGGAACTTCAATGACAAAGTTGCAAAGTCTTTATCAGGCACACTTGCTGAGCTTGCTGTTGCAAAATGTTTAAAGGTACATTTCAACCACCATGTAAATAATTTTAAAGGTGCTGATTTATATTTTAGAAATCAAAGAGTTCAAGTTCGTTGTCAGATACCTAAGAATGAAAACTTCTTAATCATAAGACAAGATAGTTCGGCAAACGAAATATACATTTTAGTTATTGATCGTTGTCCAATATTTGAAGTGATAGGTTATATAAATTCAAGTGACGCTTTAGGCAAACCTGAATACTTAACAAATTTTGGATATGAAAATAGACCAAAGGTTTATTCAGTTCCAATTACAGATTTAATATCAATAGAGAGTTTAATTAATGACTAATAAATTTAACTATCAAAGGGTAGAAATAATTTGGTTGGACATTTGTAATGCTGATGGCGCTTGGTTAACAGAAGCAGAAGTTTTAAATCATACTTTAGCTGAGTGTACTTCAGTTGGTTTCTTGTTTTCTAAGACAAGAAATACAGTTAAGATATTTAGTTCCTGGTCATACAACAAAGACCATTCAATAGATTTCGCTGATGTTGTGGCAATACCTACGGCGGCGATCAAATCAATAACAGTAATATGACACTTACAAATAAAATAATATTATATATATCAATAATTTCATTTTGTTTGTGGGTTGCAATATTTTTATGAAATTAAAAACATTAGATTTATTTTCTGGGATAGGTGGATTTAGTTTAGGTTTAGAATCAACAGGTTTCTTTGAGACGATTGGCTTTGTAGAGAAAGATAACTTCTGTCAAAAGGTTTTAAAGAAACATTGGTCTAACATTAACATTGAAGGAGATATAAGAAATGTCAAAGGAGAAAGATACGCAGCAGATGTCGTTACTGGTGGATTCCCATGTCAACCATTTAGCGTTGCAGGAAAAAGAAAATCAACAGCAGATGATCGTTATCTCTGGGATGAAATGCTTAGAGTCATTAGAGAAACAAAACCAAGATGGGTTATTGGAGAAAATGTTGAAGGCATTGTTAATATCAACGAAGGCATGGTACTCAGACAGGTGCTTACTGACTTGGAAAACGAAGGTTTCAAAAGCCAATGTATTATTATTCCAGCTTCAGGCATCGGTGCATGGCATCAAAGAAAAAGAATTTGGATTATATCCTACGCCAACACAAGACTCAGCATCGGAGAGAACAAAAAAGTACAAACAAGGTGGAACGCCATTAACAATGGCGGTAAAGATGTTTCCAACTCCTACAGCATCAGACATAGAGGTTGGAGCAGCGAAGGATGTTCAAATACAGAATGGTCATTTCTTCAGAGAGAACAAGAAGGGTGTGAGATGGGGAGTGAAGTTAAGGGATGCGATAGAAATGTATCCGACTCCAAGAGCTTCAGCGGCAATGACAGAAAATATAGAAACAATAGCCAAGAGAAAAAAATACAATTCAAAACTGGAAGAGAAGATAGCATTGGAAATGTATCCAACACCAACGACAAGAGATCACAAAGATTCAACAGTAAGTCCAGCTTACAAAAACAGAAACTCAGATTCACTTCCAATAAAAATGATGAAGGAAGGAAAACCTGGTGGCAAATTGAATCCGAATTTTGTGGAGTTCCTAATGGGGTATCCTATGAACTGGACAAAGATAGATCCAACAGAATAAAATCTTTAGGAAATTCTATTGTACCACAAATTGCAAGACAAATTGGATTAGCAATATTAACAGCAGAAGGGATTATATAGACTCAATGGACATAAACTATTACTATAAGCAACAACATAAAATTATATCTGATTTTAATATGCAAAAATTAAATGAGAAAAAATTAGCAGCTGAAGATAAGCGTCTTAATAAAATAAGATTAAAGTTTTTATCAGTTGTTTTTATTTTAATTTTAATTTTTATTTTTGCATGAAATTGGTGTTAACTATTTTATTGATGAACGGAAACATTATTACTTTTGATTTTTATGATGAGAAATCTGTTTATCAATGCGATAGAATGTTTAACAAATTAACTTATTCAAGAACCGTTAAAAATTATAAGGGTAATAAACAACAAGGAACATTTTTTAGAAATCAAGAAGTATTATTGTATGCCTGCGAAACAAGAAAAACCGTTTAAGATGACGCTGAATGAAGCATTAGACATGGCAAGGATTGATCCTGTTGCAACAAAAGCATTAAGAGCTAAGTTAAAAGAATTGGATATATTCAAATTTAAAATTGATGAGTTAACTTTAATACAGCGTTTAACTTTATATGATTTATTAGACACAGAGGAATATAGAAAAATTATTCAACTGTTATCTTCTGAATTTATTAGTGAGTATTTAAAATGATTGAAGATATAATTGATAAGTTGGAAGAGGAACAGCTACCACTTTGTTGTGAGTGTGTGTTTCATGCAGAAGTTGAATTTGATGGCAAAGATTATTGTGTGAGATGTTTAAAGGAAGCTGTGATAAGAAAGCAGAAACATAAAAATCAAGACTTATACATGAAGAAAAGAAAATTTTAACTTAACAATGGAGAGCAAACAATGAAACTAAAACAAGAAAATATCTGGCGTAAAGATATTAAGACATTTATTAAACCTACTATGTTCCAAAGCGTAGGAGCTTCGGATAGTGCATTTTTTAAAGCAGGTTTTAAAACAGGTTATCGTTTGGCGTTGCAGCACATCGGCAATTACAAAGCAATGGACTTCTCAAGGAAGCGTAATGTTAAGATTGCAAAAGTATCGCCAATAGTAGATGCAATTGTTCATAGAACTGCAAGTCATTTTGGAATTGATTTAGAAGCTATGTTGTCTGACAAGAGAGATAGGCATTTAGTTATTGCAAGATCGGTTGCTATAAATTTATTAAAAGAACTAACGCCTTATTCATTGCATAACATTGGTCAGATTTTGGCAGGCAGAGACCACACTACAATCATTCATCATATCAGTTGCAAAGCACAAAAAAATGGACTGTGGTTTCCTTACTTTGAAATATGGAATAGTTTTAATAAACTTAAACTAGATTTAGAAGCTGATTTTAAAGTTCAAAAATGACATTGTTTAATGATGATTGTTTAAAAGTATTGCCAACACTACCAGATAATAGCGTAGATTTAGTTCTTACTGATCCACCTTATCAAACAACTGATGCAAAATGGGATATAATTATTCCATTTAAAGAAATGTGGATTGAATTAAAAAGAATTGTCAAAAAAGAATCAAGTATTGTTTTGTTTGGAACAGAACCATTTAGTAGTCATTTAAGATTATCAAATTTAGATTGGTATAAATATGATTGGATATGGAATAAAAAAAATATAGGCAATCCATTAATTGCCAAATACCAACCATTAAGACAACATGAATTAATTTCTGTATTTTATAAAAAGTGCAAATATTATCCAATAAAAACTGATCTTGAAACTAATAGAGAGTGGAAACAATATAAGAAAAGCGATTTACATGGTCAAGTTGTTAGTGGAAATAAAGGAAATGTTAATGGTAAATTTCCAAAATCTATTCTTGAATTTTCTAATGCTGAGAGAAATAAATTACATCCAACTCAAAAGCCAATAGCTTTATTAGAATATTTAATTAAAACATATACTAACGAAGGAGATACTGTTTTAGATTTTACTATGGGATCTGGCAGTACAGGCGTTGGAGCTAAAAATACTAATAGAAAGTTTATTGGAATAGAAATGGATAAGAACTATTTTGATATTGCTAAGAATAGAATTGAGGGAACATTAATTTAATGACAGAAAAGTTTGAAAAGATAACAAAAGATATTCTTGATTCGTTTGTTCTCAATTCCCATGAGAAGATTATCTATGTTATTCTAAAGTCATTTGAACATGCTCCAAGAGGAATTAGAGTATCGCTTAAATACCTTCAGGAACGCACAGGAATCAAGTCTAAGGGTACAATCATCAAATATTTGGATCGCTTGCAAAATTTGGGGTATATTGCAAGATTTAAGGGGCATTTAGAGCAGACTTCAACTTATGTATTGGATAAATCAAAACGCCAGGAGATTATTAACTCTAATAAGAACTATAGAAAGTTTATAAAGATAGGTATTAAAAAGAAATCTACTAAAAAGCATACATCTAAAACAGATAATATAATCAGCATTATTTAGGGGGGTAAGTCCAAAAATTGGACTGGGGTAGTCCAAAATTTGAACCTTATATATACCTATATATATATACCTATATATAATCTTATAAGTATATTTAAGTATATAAGCATATATAAGCATATAAGCTTATATAAGCTTAAGGCAATCAGACTTATGCACAGCTGGCACTCCTGAGATTATTATTAATTTTAATAGGGGGTGGATGACTGACTGACCATTTGTTTTTATAACAATATATGGTAGTACATTGAAAGCATAACACAAGGGAAACGGTTGCGCCAAAAAATGATTGATACACCTATAACTATTAATGAATTTGATAACTTCCTATGTATATCATCATTTGTAGAAAGGATATTACCAGGAGTTAAAAATAATAGATCACCTTCCATGTTTAAGATAATTGGAACAGTCCATTATGATTCTAAAGACTGGGGATATTATGATAAGAAAAATAAAAACTTAAAAGCAACACCTAAGCAGCTGTCAATCTATGAGCTTGTAATATTTACATTGTTAAAACTTGATAAGGAAAACAGAGAATTGCTGTCATTGCGAAACTTTCCGGATAGGATAAGCATTAAAGAACTTAATAGAATGTATTTAGATTTAACTTATAATCAGTTGAAATATAGATATAGACTAGCTTTATATGATGCCTGCAATTACATAAACAGAACAGGTTATCAAAAACTAGTTTCATTAGGCAACTAATATTTATTTTTTATTGATTGACAAAAGGAACAAAATAAGTACCTAAATCTGATAGTGTTGGTATTTTTATATCCAACATAATCTTAATATTAAATCTTTCTTTCTTTCCCCTTACAAATACAGATTAAATTAAGATTTCTAGTAGGGTATTGCTCTCCATATACATTGTTATCCGATACCCTACTAGATGAGATACTAGTTCTCAAAATAATGGTTAATTAAAAGTAATAATAACCATAGACAAGATAGTATTAATGCGATTGTCATTTTAATATGTTAGTTAATATAGTTTAAATATTTACTTACATAATAAAATAAATACATACTTGAATAGACTGCAGCTATTACACCAATAGCCAGCAAGCATTGTTTTAAATCATTATTCATATTTTATTTTTATTTGTTATAAAATGGTTAAAATTAATGTCTAGTATAACCTATCTTCCAAACCAAGTTTTGAATAAACTCTGAATTTTTTTTCAGAATATGCGCAATCTTTGCAGTCAATATTTGGCTTGGTATTTTTTTCATGTCCACAAGAAATACAATCAAAAAATTCTATTTCTCTGACATTCCAATTTTTAGACAAATCTAAATGAGACACTACCCATTCTTTTGCATCAATAATATTTTTGCAATATGTAGTGTGCTCTGTTTTATCTTTCTCATTAGTAATAATAAATTTAGGCATTTTATCTCCGTAGTTATTGTTAATGATTCGGAGTAAATCATAACGTACACACTAAGTCAACACATTCAAATAATTATTTTTATATACTTATCAACAAGAACATAATAGGAACAACATATGGCAAATAGAAGCAAATATAACAGGTCTATAGTAGATCCAATATTAGAAGAACTTTCAGTAGGTAAGACTATAAGAGAGGTTCTAAGCGTTCCAGGTCGTCCAGTCTGGAGTACTTTTAGAGCTTGGCTTATTAAATACCCAGATTTAAGAGAGAAATATAATCAAGCTAAACAGGATGGTTGCGAATATATCTTGTGTAATGCTGAAGAGTATATCAACGATTCTATTAATAAATCTAAGAATGAAACAGACAAGAACTTAAGACCAGACTTAGCACAAACACACTTAATCAAAGCATATTTAGATTTGGCAAAGTGGAAAAGCGAACGATTAGCAGCTAAAACATACGGTAAAAAGGACAGTTTGAGCTTATCTGGAGACAAAAAAGACCCAATTATTATTAAGTGGCAAGATTAATTATTAGTTGTTTTTTAATTAAAGCTGTTGAGTTTATTGGATTATTTGGTTGAGATTTGCAAACCTTGCACACAAACAAACACTTGCAACTTATACGCTAGCAATATCATTACTATTAATAACCGATAAGTTATCACTAGCAACCACAAGTAGTATTTAACAAAAGTTCCGATAACTATACTTATCGGAAATATACTAACGGTTGTATTTAAAACAATTATGAATAGGAATTGCTAACATAGGGGGTTTTATTGCGACCCACACCCCAAAACCATTTGCCGACCCTAGCAAAAATGATAG